ACTTAATGTAGGGCTACTTACAATTCCACCCTTAGCAAATTTTTTAAGTATATTTGATTTTGCCGTTACATTTCCGTCATCACTTCCAAGAGCATTTAATAATGAATCATAAAATTTATTGACTAAACTTAATCCCTCTTCATCTGTTAATTCTTTTAAATAATTATCAATTTTTTTAAATTCGCTGTCTGGATTTTCATAAATTTCTTCTATAATATCCACACCATTATTAACTTGACTTCTAATTAATTCAAAATCTATATTTAAAGGTTTGCAAATATTTTCTGTCCAAAATTTATGAAGTTCTTTTTTAAAAATTTCCGTTATTGTTTTTGGAAATAGTGGAGGAACATTTGAAATATTTTCGGCAAATGCAATATCAGAAACTATTCCATTAATATAACTATAATCTAAATTTGCCTCATCTGGAGAAGGACCATATAAAATTTCCTCTAATACATATCTAAATCCTTCTTGTGATAATCCAAAATCAATGATTTTTATTTTCAAATCTGGAGCAGTTACAAATATATTTCCTGTATGAATATCACTATGAGCTATACCAAGTTTATGAATAGATGAATATGCTCTTATGATTCTTTTTGTAATTTTACTTTGAGTTGCTCTATTAAACTCTACATTTGGAAAAACTTGTTCTAATAAAGCTTTATTTTTATCAGGAGCTAGGCATTTTTGTAGAGGAACTCCCTCAAGCTTTTCCATAATTTGATATTGCTTTCCTCCCCCATATTGTGATGGAACAACATCAGTTTTATCAGAAAGATAATTTGAAATTCTTTTTTCTCTTGCTGGGACAGAACCTGTCTTTACAACAAAAGTCTTACCTTTATTTTTGAGTGCGTATACTTTACCCGATGCTCCAGCACCAATTTGTTTATATGTTCCAATAGCATCAAGTAAATCTAAAGTATTGGGAACTCCAATAATTTTTGATAATGCTCTTACTCTTTTTGGTAACTTAGGAGAGTTGGGAGTAAACATAGTATATTACCAAGATGCGCCTGTAGTTTTTCTATTAATTAAAGGTACATTAGAATTTGGAATATCTACTGTAATAGGAGGTAATGTTGATACGTCTTTTCTTGGTGGTTTTTTAACAGGAGTTCTCAAATCAATAGCTGGTAATGGAATTACAGCTGGTGCTGATGATTTGTTGGTTGATGTCATCAAATTTTGTTGGCTATTTTCTAATGCCAATGATTTCATAATTTTTGCATCAGGACTTCTAAATTTCCCATCAGGACCCATCTGTGGTTCTGATTCACCAACTGGGTCTGGGAATGCTAAATCTAATATTGGTCCTGCAATACCTAACGCTTTACTTCCCAATCTTCCCAAACTTAATAAAGTACCTCCAGCTGCTTCTGCCATGGTTGGAGTTGCTTTTGTTAAAAGTGGTAGTAGTTGTTGAGCTTTAGCTCCAGTATATTTTCCTGATAAAATTCCTTCAGCAATGCTTAACCCTCGGTTTGCTTGGCGAGAAGAAACTACGGTAGCACCTCGAAGTGTTCTTGCTCCTTGAGGAACTAACATATCTAAACGAGGTCCTTGTCCAGGTAAAATACCTTTCCATGCTCCCGCTCCTCTATAAGTATCAGCAACCCATCCTTTTGCACTTCCATAAACACCTCTACCCAACATTCCCATTTGTTCTCTAAACCCTGTAGCACGAATTGATGCTGGTGCTCCCTGAGCAGTTCCGTGCATAATGCGTCTGAGGGGCGCATGTGATAATCCTTTGGCAGTTGATGCTTTATTTCTAGTTACAGGAGCTATAAAATCAATAAGATTTTCAATAGGATTAACAATTTTACTTAATGCCTTTGGAATAATGTTATTAAACCATCCTCCACTAGCAAAATTTTGTGTTCCAGACATATAACGAAAGAAGTTCATGGAACTTGAGTCATGAAGATTTACATCTTTGATTCCTCCAGATGCTGAATATTTTGTGTTCTCAACATTCGTTACTTTGGATAATGAAGAAAATTTGTCTGTTGAATTGAAATTTGTTTGTGTTGAAAGATAGGCAGTTAATGCTGTATTATTTGTTTTCTGTTCGTTTAAAATATCAGTTTGTGAATTATTACTAGATATACCTACCTTATCTAAACCAGTAACAGCACCACCAACAGATAAAACAAATTGAACAATTTTTCTAACTGTATCCACAGCTAAACCAATCGTCCTGCCTACTTTAATAGCCTGTTGAATTAAGTCAAGTTTTTCCTGGTTGGTAGTTGCTTTTTTTAAATCCTCCATAATGGCTATAAATGGTTTAGCAGCAACTGTTCCCATTACTGGACCTAACAAACCTTCCAAATCAGGGGGAAGTATAGGCGGAAAAGGCAGTATAGGTATACCGTTAGGAAATGGATTTTGTGGTCTTGGGAAGTTTTTTGGGTCTAACCAACCAGGGAGTTGCAATCCAGGTTTAGGTGTTGGTTGTTGCCCTGGAGGGGTAGGTGTAGGTGCAGGTCCAGGTTTAGGTGCAGGACCAGGAGAAGGGTCTGGGATGCGTCCTGGTTCAGTAGCGGGTGCGTTAGCAGGAGCAGTTGAAGGTTGTGTGGATGGTTGTGTGGATGGTTGTCTGGATGGAACTGTTGATGGTGCTCCAGGGGGTCCTGGCGGAATAGGTGGAATAGGAGGAGTTTTAGGTAAATTTATACAGGTACAATCTGGTCCGTCATCATCATCTTTATTCTTAAACTCTATAGTTTTATCAAGTAAAAACTCTTGAAAGGTATTAGAATATAATTCTCTCTTCTTATCATTTAAAATTTTTTCTTGAGTTATTTGTAGATTTTGTAACTTAAGAAGATTTTTGAGAAGCTTTTCTGTAATAGCCATCTTTGCTTCGATGGACTTCAGATAAGCTGAAATTGTTTTATTTTTTGGTTTGGTAGGTTTAATTTCCTCAAACTTAAATTTTGGTATTTGAGGAACTACCAATGGCTGATTATAAAATCCAGTAATTTGGTCAGGAGTTACTGGTATTCTTGGTATTACTTGAAAATTATTTTCAGTTTTATTATAAAAAGTTGGTGGGGTATTTCCAGAAGGTTGAGTATTTCCAGAAGGCTGTGTCGCAGCAGGAGTTGATGCAGGAGCTGGATTAGTTCCTCCTGGTGGATTTGGGTTTGCTCCTGGGGTTCCTGGCATTAGCTCTGCTCTGCTTGTCGTCTGGCTTTTTCTTGTTCAATAAATGCAAGTAATAAGTCAACATAAACATCACGTTCCCACGGCATCATATTTTCAATTTCTGTCAAAGAGTATTTATGATGCTGCATTAAATTGAAATTAAGTTTATAAAAGTTTTCCAGGCTGTTCTGGAAAACTGCTATGCGAAAAAATTTGCTAACCCTTCAATTGTAATTTCACTTTCAACTTTGGTTTTAGGATTTTTTATTTTAAACGAATGCTTTAACTTTGGCATTGTATTGAAGAAATTTTGAACTTTTTGATATTGTTCCGATGTCAATCCTTCAACAAATTCAACTCGTTCAGTTCTTGTTGAATCTGCAGTTTCCCAAATTTCTTCTTGATTATAAATCTGTTCAATACATTCAACCGCAAAATCAAACATACTTTCAACAGTTGTTTTATTAGCAACTTCTTCTGCAGTATCCATAATATATTTTACAGTAGGATATTTCATCATAACTCCATAACCATTACCAAAATCAATTTTATTGGTATGATTTTCAGTTTTTTGAACTTTAATTTCATCAATATTGACTTCTACATCTACTTGCGTTTCGTTATCATCTGGGCAAGTAATTGAAAACTCCAAAAGTTCTCCAACCGACCTGGCACGAATATTCAAGAACAAATATTCAATATCAAATGTTGCCATTGATTCAATCTTAATTTTTGACTGAACACAATTTTTGACGATTTGAATTATTGCATTTGTAATTTCTTTTTGGTCTTCAGACTCCATAGCAAGTAGAAGGATTTTTTCTTCTTTTACTAAAAATGGTCTATACTTAACGGAGTTTCCGTTTGATGGCAACTTCAATTCATAAATTGGAGTATTAATCTGTGGTAATGACATTCAAATAACCTCGTAATTAACTATTAGTAACAACAAATTTTTCGTATTTAAAATTTACTCTCAACTTAGATAGTGTTGTGGCTCCATAAGCAAGAGGAATAGTTTCCATGTTAAATGGATATGCTTTATATAATTTATACACGATAGAATTCCCTCCATTTGCAGCATCTGGAGTTTTATAAAATTTTCTAACTTTAATAAAGTCACAAGTAAAATCATCATAATAATTAACGCCAACAACATTATTTCTCAATGCTCTATTTGCGGAATCAGTTTCACTAATTCTTCCTCCGCTGTTCAAACCAAATTCAGGAAACATAAAAGAAAACCAAGCATTAAAATATTTAACTGGATTTGCTTGGTTGGTTAGCATAAAGCTCAAAGAAAAATCATTATATAATTTTCCATGAGCAAATTGTATCATTCTGCCTGTAAACATTCCATCTATTTCATTTGTTGCTGCATATTGTCCTGGCAAAGACGCTTCATCACAAAGAAATACCATATCTGTAAATGCTGCAGATGTTGTAGAAGAAAATCCCGCACTACTCAATACATCATTTAATCTGGTGCTTGAAATAGAAAACGTCACTTCATACTCGTTTGAGTATGCCATTCCTTTATCTTTTTCTACAATAGAACGCAGTTTGCTTATTGCGTATTCTGGCATTTAAACTAAATATTTCTGGAATTATAATTTTATTTATGGCGTATTCGGGAAAATATCGCCCAATTAGTCCACAAAAATATAGAGGAAATCCTACAGAAATTTACTATCGTTCTCTGTGGGAACTTAGATTTATGAAATGGTGTGATGAGAATAAAAAAGTATTAGAATGGGGAAGCGAAGAAATTGTAGTTCCATATCGTTCCCCTCTTGATGGCAAATATCACAGATATTTTGTAGATTTTTACATTAAAGTAGAGTCTGCAGCAGGAATCAAAAAATATCTAATTGAAATTAAACCAAAGAAACAAACCATAGAACCAAAAGTACAACAAAGAAAAACTAAAAAATATATTCAAGAAGTTACTACATATGTAAAGAATTTTGCTAAATGGGAAGCTGCCCGTGAATATTGCGCTGATAGAAGAATGGAATTTTTAATTCTCACAGAAGAAGAATTATTTGGAGTAAGATAATGGCGACAAACAAATATAGTAAACTGACTGGTTACGAAAGACCAAAATTAGAAGATTATAATAGAGATGAAATAAGAGGAATTGCAAAAAATTATGGTATTCCTCTTGCAAAAGTTATTGAGCAAAAATTATCCAAAGCTCAAGTTATTGAAGAAATAAAAAAGAACGAAAATTATAAAAAAGCAAATCCAGTAAAATCAAAAGGAGGACTTGAAGAGTATATTAAAAAGAAAGCTGGGTCTAATAAAAGTCATTCTCCATCCTGGTATCGTCAGCAAGTTTATGACTACTATTCAAAAAAAGAAACTATTCAGCCAGAACCAGGAAAATTTTACTTCTTCACATATGACGCAAAATGGAAAAAAGAACTTCCCAAATGGGATGTATATCCGTTGATTTATTTACTAAAAATTATAAAAACCGATGAAATGTTAATCGGCGCAAACATACATTACTTAGAAGGAAAGCCAAGAATAGCAATGGCAAAATCTCTTCTAAATAATAGTAATGTTATTGTACCAAAACAGACTCTTCATACATACTTGTTTTCTCATCTAGAAAGTTTTTTCTTTGAAGTTGATAAAGAGGATTGGGAATTTATTGCATCTTTACCTTTAGAACAATTTATAGAAAAATAAATGGCAGGAATTGCACGATATCCTAAAGATTTTACAGCTGGCGACAGTATTGGTACGGATTATATTATTTTTACCGCAGTAAGAAAATCATATAATCAAAGCAATAATCCAGATTCTTCGTCAAATAACGTACTGTATAACGAGGATGCTAGTTTTACCGAAGATACTAGTATCAAAGATACAACAAAAGTAATTTTATATATGCCCCAAAAAATCATGGAGAGTTATTCTCAGGGGTGGACAAATAATACATTAGGTCCTGAAGTTGGAAGAATATTACAAGGAATTAATTCTATTGGTTCTCAATTAGTAGGTGCCCCAGGCGGAATGCCAGGAGCAATAGGAAGAAGATTATTAGAAGAGTTTGTAATGAACCAAGCCCTCCAAGGCGCCGCAAAATTAGGAGCATCTTCATTAACTGCAAATGCTGTTCTATCGGCATCAGGAGGAGTAATTTATAATCCAATGATGGAAGTATTATATGATGGACCAGATTTTAGAAGATTTAATTATGAGTTTACTTTATTTTCAAAGTCAGAAGATGATGCGAAAGAAATTTATAAGATTGTAAATTTCTTTAGATTTTGTAGTGTGCCAACATATGAATCTAGTGGAGTTGGAAGCACATTAGGAAATTCTTTACAAGCTACATCCGCAACAAATTCAATAGGTGGTATAACTAGCTCCACGAGTCTTAATAATCTTGCTAAGAATGTAGTTACGGGTGCTGGAGCTGCCACATTATCTCAAACAGCTGGTAGCGCAGGATTTTATGGTGGAGAAAATAGATTTATCAAACAACCTCCATTTATTAAAGTTCAATATAGAAGAAATGCAACCAATCATCCATATATTCTAAATCCCAAACCATGTGCAATAACAAGTTTATCTATTGATTTTACTCCCACTGGCAATTATACAGTTTTGGATAACTTTGGGAAAAAACAAATGGCAACTGTGGTAGCAACAACAATTTCTTTTTCTCTCACTGAAATTAAAGCTATGTATAGTGAAGATATAGACGGACAATTAACAAAAATGTAACCATGTATTTTTCACTTTTACCAGATTTACAATTTTCAGACAAACGTGTAAAATATAGATATAAAGAAAGTGACTTTGTTCTGGCAAAAAATATCTTTAGAGTAATTCAAACTGACAATTCTGCGTATTCAACAGATTTGTTTTTTGAAGGTATTATAAAGGATGGAGTAAGACCAGACAAACTGGCATATGATTTATATGGAAAATCTGAATATGATTGGGTCATTCTGTTGACAAATAAAATCAAAAACCTTTACAATGACTGGCCTTTGGACCAAACAGCATTTGAAACTTATATTTCAAGAAAATATACCAATGTAAACGCAATTCATCATTATGAAACTATCGAAATTAAAAATTCTGCTGGTCAGATAGTTCAACCAAAGGGAATAGAAGTTTATTATAATCCCCAAGAAAAAACTAAATTTTCTCTTGGATTACGTGATGGTACTTTTATTCATCCCAGTTTATCAGTTAAAGATAGAGATAAAATCAGTTATACCATGTCAGAAACTTTAAAATTGAGAAGCGGATTTTATACATTACCAATTTCTCAAGGACCTGTGTATAGTTTTAGTTATGTAGATTCCTATGAGCCTTACGTCTATAAAACTTTGTCGGCAAGTCAAGCATTAACGACTGTCTCAAACTATGATTATGAGCTAGAATTAAACGAAAAGAAAAGAATTCTACAAATACTAAAACCCGCGTATTTACCACAATTTGTAAAATTATTCAAAGCGGCAATTAAATATGTACCAAACGAAGAATTAGAAACGCCTACTATCAAGAAAACTATCAAATTCTGAAAAACCTTATAGGCAAAAAAATTGGGCGAAAATTTTTTCCGCCCTTTTTGTAATTAAAAGTTGATTTTGACCACAGTATCAGTCTTCTTCTGCTAGACGAGCGAAGTAGCTGAGTGCATCGTCATCATCGTCATCACTTGCTGCTGGCTTCTTGCTGGCAGCGGAGACCTTCATTTCAGTGAAGCTGCTGCGAACTGGGGGAGTATACTCCTCTTCATCCTCATAGGTCTCACGGTCAACCTTAGGAGCCTTGGCTTCATTCAGAACAACATTCAGACGAGTGTTAAGTTCTTCTTGACTCTTAAAGTTTTTATCATCGGTAAATTCGGTGAGAGAATACTGACTGCGCCAGATTTCCTCAAGCTTGTCGTCAGAGAAGTTACCAAGAGTGCTTGGAGCAGCAAAATTAGAATCATCATAGTTCCAGTAGCCAGCGACCTTCTTAATCTTCAGCTTGAAGTTTGCACCTTGCCAGAAATCAAAGGGATTCATTGCCTCTTCATCACCATAGGCAGTCTCGGGCTTCATCACAGACTGAATCTTATCAAAGATTTTCTTGCCGTATTTGAAGATGAAAACCTTACCTTCGTTATCAGGATTAGCAGGGTCACTCACAACATAAATGTTGCTGTAGTAACTTAGCTTACGCTTACGTTGACGAACGATTTCTTTATCAGCCTCAACACCACTGTTCCACAGCTTTGTGTTGGCGGCACACACAGGGCATTGCTCTCCCTTGGAGGTAGGGCAGTTCTCAATCAGCCACCCACCAGGACCCTGGAAGGCATGAGAATAGACTTTAGCCCAGGGAAGCTCTTCTCCCTCAGGGGCAGTGAGGAAACGGATTACAGCGTATCCATTGCCGCTCTTATCGAGTTCTGGCTTCCATACTCGTTCATCTGAAGTGGAAGGATTCTGGAGCTTCTCGATTTCCTTAGTAAGATTGTCAAAACCAAACTTGGATTTTTTCTTAAGTTCTGCGAAAGACATACGGATTAGTTGGATAATTGGATTTGTGGATTAAACTTGTCCACCTACACATGATAACATGTTTTATTTAGGGTGTCAAGGGCTTAGAAATTTAAATTTCCTTGCTCGGCACGGGCTTTCATCTCTTCCATTTTAGAAATGAAATCATCATATAAATTGTTTAATGTTTTACCCTCTGGAGCAACACCAAACATACTTGCAGCAGCAATTAAATCTGAACGAAAAGTTTGTGCATCAATGTCATCAGAAAGTTCCATCCTAGTATAAAAAATCTTCTGCTTTTCTAGCAGTAGAATCATAGAGTCGAATAAATTTAACAACTCTGCCTTCTCTAACTGAGGCATTCTAGGAATTAAAAACAAGAGACTGTCCTGAAGATTCATGATTTCTCTTGCCTCATTTTGTACTATTTCGGAATCGAAGAAAGACATTTGTGCTCCACCACTTTTTGTTTGAGTGTTTGTTTGTATTTAATCAAATCAACATTGATAAAGGGGGAATACTTTATTACGGTTCTCTTTACTTCTTTCCAAATAAAAGGTTCAGAAATTAGTTTATCAAAATCA